CATTGAATGGTTTGTTCACAAGACAGCAGATAGTATGTCAGGTGCAGACTTAGACAAGATGGCAAAAGAATACCAGGACATGCCTGACCATTACAAATACTTAGTCAAATGAGAAAAGCAAAACAAATAATTTCAATAGACCATGTGAAGAAAGCTACATCACAGGGTTGTGGAGGCCGTGGCAGACGTATCAAATGTGCAATGGCTACAATGAATAAACATAAGAAACGTAGCTACAAAAGATATAGAGGACAAGGCAGATGAGTATAGAAAAACAATTACTAATTGATTACAAAACTAAATTAAATAAAGCAGTCAGCTTACTTAGTGAGATGGTTTGTCAGGCAGATGAAGATACTCCAGGCGAGTATAGGACAAGACATTTTAGAGAATGTATGGATGAGTGTATTGATTTTGTAAATGACTGTAGAAAGAATGACGAAGTGAGGGTAAGATGAAAAAAATGATAACGACTAGCAAGAGACTTGAGAAAGCAAAGAACTGGAGCATGGAAGAATTAGAAAAAGAAAATAACTTTTTGTATGTAGGCGATGTAGTGCTATGGTCAGGTGGCTGGGGCAATGACCCTGAACAGAAAGCAAAGGTCAACACTATTACTGTTGTTGAGCCTGGAACAAAATACGGAGACGATGTAGAAACTTTACATTGGAATTTTGTAAGAGACAGAGATTGTATCTTAGACCTGGACAATGGACATTGGTGTTGGGGTTTTCAAGTAAGGAGGCTGGAACATGGAAGAGATACTAAATAATTTACTTGGGCTATTATTTTTGGCTGGAGCAGGCTGGTTTGCTTGGGAAAGCTCAATGATTGTAGATGAAATGAAACGTAAACGAAAGGAGGAAGAATGAATATTGCGAAACAATATGCAGTAGCTTTAATACTTACTGTTATGTTTGCTGGATTGATGCTCACGTTGATTGTGGCTTTTCAGACTATTGATAAAGACCAACAACAACAGGGAGATATGCTGTTAGCTTTAGATAAAAAGTATAATCTTTTACATGAAGAGATGACTGAGATAGACAACAAGCAACAGAAAATAATGATGTTGATGGGAGTTTATAGAGATGGTATCAATACATTGAAAGTAAAGATGGATGAATACAACGTAGCATTAGTTGAAGGACTTGATGAACTGGCTGGCAGTCAAGAGTTACTCAACGAAAGTGTAGAAAGTTTGAGACTAACTTTACCACCAGTAAATTTTGATGAGCCAATGGATGACCCCATCATAGAAGAAGACTTCTCAATATTTGAAGAAGAAGTTGTAACGGAGGAGACGGAGCTGGTTGTATCAGACCCAACACCTGAGCCAGCTCCTGTTGTCTTTACTTGTCCTGAAAGGGACAGAAGTGTAAGCCTGGATAGATATATCAGGAGGATAGACTTCAATCAGACAACAAGTGTCTCATTAAACTACGATGTAATGAACGGAGAAATAACTAACATGTATTTCAACGAAGGCAAAGGCAACGTAGGTAGAAGATTATACGAAGCATTAGAAAAGTATTTACTTGATAGTGCTATGATAGTAGAGCCTGAAGGAAGAGGTTGTAGACTTCCTTTTAGGATTGTGGTAGAATAAGTTTTTGTCTAATACAAGAAATTGAGTGGTAACATATCCATACAAGAAATTGAGTTAGACAAATCTAAAGGAGAACAGGGATGACAGAAAAGAAACGTGTAAGTCATTTAAATTATACACTAGCAGGTTCATCATCTAATGAACAAGCCCTGAACTCTGGAGGGAAGGAGATACTTCAAGAGGTTGTGGAAAGTGCTAATAAAAATAATCCACGTATAAGTGCAAGCGAAGTTAACCAGGTAAATCAGTTGCGAACCTATCCTGGGAAGTCTCACCCTCACTTTATTGAGGACGATGATAGATGTATATGTGGCCGTTTATTGTCAGAAAATTATTGGAAAAACGTAGACGATAACTGCTACGTCCACATGACACAAGGATATTAAGATGGTTGAACAATTATATCTATGCCCTAAGTATAAAGAAGGCGAAGAACCTAACGTAAGAGTAATGTCAGTAGAACTTTTTGTTGCTCTTTACAACAACGGAGAACTACCAGACCCTAAGCATTTGATAGTTACATGTAGTGAAGAAGATATGTCTAAGGCATTGTATTATGAAGAAGGAGTGCCATTAGATGCTGAACCAATGAACGGAGAACGATTATGAAATTGTATATTACAAGTATCGGAAAGTTTACTGTATACAAAAGCACAAATACTTATGAAGAGCCTTGCTATCTAGTTGATAGTGATACAGGCACAATGTATTTTAATTGTAGATGGTATGACTTACCAAAGATAAGAGATTTATTAGCTAAATTAACATGAGTAAAGACAAAGCTATATTCATATCAAAAGAAATGAATTACGAGCAGTATAGAAAGTTTTGTAATACAGAACATGGTATTAACAGTTACATGGTGGAGCATCTTCAAGGAGATAAAGCACATCAAAATATTTTTAAAGTTTCT